TTATCCTTATTTTTTTAGGCATTTTTTTTTACTAACCCAAGGTTCTCCCATGTTTTTAACTTCTATGTCATCTGCGTTTATGTGCGCCCTAATGACCTCTAAGTCTTGTGTTAGTTCTGAAACCTCTACTTCACTTGAAGAAATCTTTAATTGAAGCTGTAGTATTAATTTATTTAGTAGGTCTGTGTCCATTTTTAAAAGGAAACCCCCTCCTGTTTGTCCTTAACCATTGAGAACACATCAGCATACTGCCCGTTGGGGGACGGGACTTGGGTGGGTAGGAGGGGGTTAATTGTTTTCTGGTTTAGCTATCCATTTAATATCTGGTTTAATAAAGAATTGATTCAAGAGATCAACTAAACAAATCATTCTTCCTATCTCAAATGCTGCGTATGAATCAACTCCGTCTAATATTTCTTCAATGCTGCTAGGGTTTATATCAATAGAACTTACACCCATTTCTGAAAAGTACTCAGCAAGGTCGCTTGCTATTTCGCTTATCTCGTCCTTAATCTTTTCTGGCTTGGTTAAGTCCAGCGGTTCTCCAATATTAGCATTAATATCGCCCCGTAATTTGTTATGTCTATTGCAGTATCTGATAAGCTTTCGTCCTTTACTTCTGGTTCACCTTTGTTGGCTATTTGTTTCTTTGTTAAGTTGGCTAGGCGTTGAATCTTATCATTAATCCTTACAGCAATGCCAAGTGTGTTCATATTTTTCTCACCCCAACTGTCTATGTTTCTACTTCCATAATCAGATTGTTTTTTATCGAAAAGCTCACAAGCATCCATAGCTACAAGTAGCCTCTCTAAGCCCATATGGGTTTTTAACTCCATACCGCTATAGCATAACTCGGCTAGTTTTTTCTTTGGTATTACGCTTTTAGATTCAATTAAGCTGTTAATCATTTGCTCTGCTTGAAGAGAAGTTAATTGAACATTGTTCATCGGTGCGGGGTTTTTTTGTTTTGGGTTATTTAATCTATTATTAAGGAAGTCCATCTATTCTTTATCTGATTTTGTTTTTGTTTTATGCATTGGGCATTGATCACTTAGATAAAACACTGGTTTTCCGTTTTCACCGGGCCAGCCCCTTCCGTGTCTATTGTCTATTTCAGGACAAAGACAACCTTTACCTACAGCTTCTAAGCTTCCGGGGTTTAAGTTTTCGCTAGGCGACTTATCTTTTTTATTCATTTAAAAAAATAGCAAACAAAAGAGTGTTTCTATGAGGCGATAACGGGTGAGTGTATTGTCCTTGTTTTGGGATCTCCCCAAACACCATGCTCTTTTGCTTGCTTAGTTTTAGTTTATTGTTTCAGACAAGGGGGTCACATCACCCCCTCATTGTTCTAGGATCTCCCTAGACACCATGTTTGACTAAAACATTTGATCAGTGTCATCTTTTGGGATGCCACCAATTACACCTACTGTTCCTACGCATTTAAGAGATGCTTTTGTTGCACCATCTTTATTCTCGTATGTTGAAACAGAAACTTCGCCAGTAGCAAAGGCAGCAGCCCCTTCTTTCAACTTATCAGCAAGTGAAATTGCTTTATCACCGAATGACAGAACATCCCAATAAGTCTGGAAAGTTCTATCTTCTGTTCCTACTTTTTCTGTTACGATTGTCACAGTAAGCATTGGATTACCATTTTTGGTTTCTCTTACTTGTGCATCTCTTACTACTTTACCTACTATTGCAACTTGATTCATTATGCTTAGTTTTATTTTAGTTTCGTTTGATTTGATTAGATAGGCTCTAACCTTAGCCATAGCGATTATCTCAATTTGCTGAACCCGTTGTCTGCTTATTCCCATGATGTTCCCAACCTCAGATTGGGTAAGCATGGTGTTTTCTTCTAAGCTGTCTTTATAACTAGGCCCATAAACCTTAATTAATCTATTCCTGTTTCTGTTAGAGTACAGACAATCTAAACAAATTGTCGGCACATCTGGCAGAGGAGAGAAATAAAGATCTCCACATGTTTCGCAGAAATACAATCCTCCATCTCCGGGTTCACGATGTATAACATAGTGAGACATTGTTACAAGGACTTTTTACATCTTTTTACATATCTTTCCAAACATTTTATTCTGATACTGCTTATGTACATACATAATATGTACCTCAGTTAACTAAGGGGGTTTATTTAAAAAACCCCCAGTAATATAACTTAGCTATGTTCGGTAGGGGGATTGGAGGAGGACACACTACTCCCTACTGGGAGGAAGTAGTCTTAACCATAGTTCGTATAGGTTTCATGGTTTCGGAACATATTTGCTTAGCTGAGACTAGCGGAACTCGGTCATCCTGTAATTCCATAAGCAAATTAACTCTGCACAAGGCAATGGCGGTCGCGTCTTAAAAACGCACATCGATATTAAATTTAACGAAGAGTTGGTATTAATGCTTTTCTACAAGCGGGAGCCTTTTCCAGAACACCCCTCACCCTCGCTGACGTTTCATTCTCTTTCGTCAGAAGTATGTCTGCGACAGACAGAAAACTATTCTTGCTGTTATGTCAAACAATATTTAATATGCCGTCTTGTTGTGTCACAATTAGGTTTACTAGAAGTCTTTACAGAGGAACACAAAGGTTTATGGAGGGTAATGATAAAGAACCCAGCAATGCCTTACCCAGTAGTGGCAGGGCAGAGGCTGGTCAAGAAGGAGTTTCCTCCGATTTTGAAAGTGATCCACGAATCAAAAGAGGAAGCAGAGAAGGAAGCCAGTTGGTTGAGCCAACATCTGGAGGATGTGGAGAAGAAGAAGATGAAAAGAAGAAAGAAAAAGAAGCTGTAGATTTTATAAACTGGTTGGCTAGAAGAACTGGAGCAAGGCCAGCAGTAATGAAAGCTGTTTGGATGGCAATAATACAAGAAGCCCCTGCGTATTTAATTGAAGAAAATAAATCAATAAATTTAGGGTTCGCTGAAATCCATGCTTTTCCTTACAGGAAAAACTGGAAAGAAATATTGAGCGCTAAATTTCCTCGGTTAGTGCCATCTTTAAAAACCACACCAAAGGAATTAGTTGATTCATATCTCTACAATGTCGGTTGGGATTCGGAAATTTACAATACTGATTTATGCGAGTTTAATAAAATAAATTCAACTATAGGTTGGAATTTAGACATATCTGTAAACAGGCAGTGGTATAGGGTTACAGGGGATTACGAAAAAAGCAAGAGAGCTAGTCTGGGATCTACAGGATATGGTAAAAGATTTTTGAATTTAGTTAAATCAAACGCTAGTAAAATTTTTAGTTTTTTTGCAAAATATGTTACGCAAACGTCTATACCGTGTGCGGCAATTCGTAATGGCGGTGGTAAGCGCGGTCAATATTTGGTGTCACATGTCCCCAAAGGCAGAGTGCGTCCAACGTCTCCTCAAGGCATCCCGTCTTTTATTGTCAGCGACAACAGGGAAGAACAGCTTAAATCCCCAGAGAGTGGGCTTATACAAGGAGAGATTAAAGAAGTGCGCCCAGTGTCCGATATACCATACTCAATTAAAGACTTGTGGAAGTAAGGAGACTGTCGAAGAAAACGGTAATGTTATGGGTTGCTTGTGCTTTATGCCTTTGAAGGCAAAGTATAATGTTGATTGCTGGTTAAGAGAAAATGAAAACAGAATCGGGCCAATTGCCAGAGAATACGGATGGGGAGACTCCATCAGAAATAAGTGATCCTATATCTGGGCCAGTTATTGAAAAGCCAACTCTTATTGATAAAGGCGATGATGCGGAATCACGACTTAAAGATGAGGACATAGATGAGGCTGCATCAGAGCTTGGTCTCACAAAGCTTAGAGCAGAGACAGTTAGAAAGCTTAAAAATGTTGGCATTGCTGCTGAGCAAGCTGGTGCAATAAGAGTGGCTCTTGGCCGTGTTTTAGTTTCAGATGACAGACTTGATGAGTTACTTGATGTAGCAATGTCTGTTGCTAAAAGCAGTCCAGATGATGAAACTAGAATAAAAGCTGCTTCGGCAGGGGCTAGTTTAGCAAATCAGATTTCGCGCAATGCTGAACTGATTTACAAAATGGCTAGTAATCAAATGCTAGAGAAGCCTCAGGAGAAAAGAAAATTTCAAGGCATGATTCCTGAGCATGTGGTTGTTCCTGTTCAAAATAACGTAGAGGTTAATTTAACAGAAAAAGCACCTTAATGGTACAATTCGCCTTCAATGGCGATTACTAAAAGGCGCAATACAGGAAGACCAAACAGCTTTGACGCTTCTTTGAAAAGAGCGGTTGAGCTAACTCCTCCTGACTTGTTTGCTCACAACACTCCCGATCAAGCTGAGCATATAAAAAATATTCTTGGCATAGAAGGCGATGCTGTTGGGACTCTTAACACCCAAGAACTATTTAATAAAACAACTGATGGAGGATATTTCTAATGAGTAACACAATTAAAATTAAACGCAGCACTGGATCATCTGCGCCAAATCCAAATTTAAGGCAAGGTGAGATGGCTTATGCTGAAGGCAGTAAAGCTTTGTATATAGGTGCTGGAACTGAAGGGAGTGCGCCTAATTTCTCTGCTAGTTCAATGCACATTATTGGTGGAGCAATTAATAACCTAATTGCCCCTACTGGTAGTTTGTCTATGAACAGCCAGAAGATTACCAATCTTGCTGACCCAACAAGCATAACAGATGCGGCTAACAAGCGGTATGTTGATTCTCATGTTCAAGGATTAGATGTAAAAGAATCAGTGCGAGTTGCCACAACAACTGTTATGCCTAGTGGCTTTCCTAACAGCTACGGAGGATCAACAAGTGGAGGTCAAAATGTTATTGATGGTGTAACTCTTGCTGACGGAGATAGGGTTTTAGTTAAGTCACAAGCTTCCAATGATGCGGCAGATGCAGCAAATGGTATTTACACCTACGCTGATTCGTCTAAAGGATTCTCTAGGGCAACTGACTTTGATGAGAACGATGAGGTAACTGCAAATGCTTTTGTGTTTGTTGAGGAGGGTACTGCAAATGCGGATAATGGATTTGTTTTAACAACCAACAATGCAATTACAATTGGATCTACCGCCATTCAGTTTACCCAATTTTCAGGGGCTGGTCAGATAGTTGCTGGAAATGGAATTAGTAAAAGTGGTAATACTTTAAATGCAGCTTTAACCACAAATGGCGGCTTAGAGATTCACAACACACAGATGCGTGTCAACTTAGGTGCGTCATCTATTAATGGAACCCTTCCTACATCAAAGGTTACTACAGAAGCAATAGCAGATGGAGGAGCTAACTTAGCAACAGCAGATCAGATACATACTTTTGTTACTGGTAGTTATGCTGGAGATATAACGGCTGTATCTGCGGGAACGGGACTAGCTGGAGGAGGGACAACAGGAACTGTCAACTTGTCTGTTGATCTGGAAGAACTAGCAAACGGAGCTTCTGATCCAGTAGGGAACGACAAGATTGTTTATGTTACAGCGGGTGGTGATACAAAAAAATATGCATTCAGTGATGTGCCATTAACAATTTTTGATTCAGCTACATTCATTAAAGATTCATCAATCATAGACTGTGGAACATTTTAGTACATGGCCAACACACTTCAGATTAAACGGCGTACATCTGCTGGCGTACCTAGCGGGTTAGCGGCTGGCGAGTTAGCGGTTAATCTTTCAGACAGTAAGTTATATGTTGGCAACGCCGCTGCCAATGGAGTAATCCATCTCAACCCATCTGTATCCACAAGTTATCTCCCTTTAGCTGGCGGCACACTTAGTGGTGCGTTAACAATATCTACTTCCACTAATAAGATATTAAGGCTTAACCCTACTATTAGCTCTGGAGGATCACTCACTTCAATTGCTTTCCAAAGAGGAGGCACAGATAAGTGGCGGGTGTTTCAATATGAAGCTGATACGAAATTGAGCTTCTACAATGATATAAGTTCTCTGCACCAGTTTGCTTTAAATAGCGATGGCAGTTGTACTTTTGGAGGAGCAATAACCGCAACAGGAACAGGGCATCTTTTTGGAAAACTCAATGTAGGTTCGGTTAATAACAGTTTTGATTTTTACAATAACGGAACGTCATATTTTAACGGAGCCGTAACTGTTGATGACACGTTAACACTCTCAGGCGATTTAGAGTTAGCTGATGATGATAGAATTTCTATTGGAACTGGCGGCGATTTAATTATTAAACATGACGGTTCTAATTCGCTGATCCAAGACCAAGGCACTGGTGGATTAAAAATTGAAGTTGCGGGAACTGCTGACAATGGATTTTACAAATACGGGTCTTCAGAAAAACTAGCCACGTTTGAACCAGATGGGCCAGTTAAGCTGTACCACAACAACAGTCTCAAGCTGGAAACATTAACTACTGGAATCAAAGTCACGGGAATAGTTAATGCAGACACACTAAACAATGCAGCTAATTCTGCGAACATAATTTATAGATCAGGTTCAAGCACCATCGTTGGAAACAACGCTTCTGCCTTAGTAGTTTTAGATGGAGGCAACACTGGCCTTGGAACTACTTCAGCATCAAGTCTCCTACATTTATATTCATCTGCTCCAGTGCTAACGATCCAAGATGGAGGAACATGGGGAACGAATGCTACTGGTTACATTGAGTTGAAAGATAGTGGCTCAACCATAAGCATGATTGGTGTCACTGGCGATGCTGGTCATCTAGACATTCTGCATAAAAAGGCAGGGTCAATTCGGATGTTCACCGACGATGCAGAGAGGCTAACTATATCGTCTGCTGGTGCAACAACAATTAAAAGTGGGGGCAATTCCTCGTACCCGTTTGCAGTTATTAGTTCACTTGACAGCGACAAAATATTTGGAGTTTACCAAGACGCAGATGGCGATGGTGCTGCGTATGTTTTAGACAAAAATAATTCAAGTAAGGTTGGTTTATCCAGTAATGGAAACAGTTGGTTTACGGGTGGCAATTTAGGGCTGGGAACAGTATCCCCGACAAGCCTCTTACATTTACATAACTCAGCAACCTCTGGAAACACTCAACTGCATATTCACAATGATAAAACGGGTGACGCTGCTGTTTTAAAATTAGAAGGTAAAAGGACAGGAGGTAGTGATGCTGGTCAGGTTCTGTTTGCAAATAACAGTAACAGCATTGCGATGATCCGCTCTCATTCTAGTGGGGATGATGGTGATTTAAAATTTTACACTTCACCTTCTGGTTCTGGCAGTAGCTTAACTGAGAGGTTAGCCATATCGTCTGCTGGACATCTTTCCATTACCTCCACTGATGCAGCGGCACAGTTAACAATTACACCAACAGGAACTAACGCTAATGCTCGTATTAACATTATTCCACCGGGATCTGGCAGGGCGATATTCCAGTATGGTGGAACAGAGAAAATTAGTTTTGATGCAACAGATATTGTTCTTTCTAACAACCTTCAAGTTGGCAACTCTGTTAATGGCGAAACAAAATTAGTCACGTTTAATTCTGAAGGTGGGGCTGAAGTTGGGCTAACGGTAAAATCTAGAACCAACAGGGCTAAACTTAGAGTCGCAGACAACGACACAAGTGCATATATCGTCGCTGAGAATAGTGTTTTAGGTTTTGGTGCAGCAGCACAGGCTTCGGCAAATAATTTTAATATTCTTAGTAGTGGCTTCGCAGCGTTAGGTACAACTGCCCCGTCACAACTCCTTCATTTAGCTAAGTCAAATTCAAATGGTTTAGGCCCAGTATTAATGTTGGATAATACCGCTGGTGGAACGACAGATTCTTCAGCAATTACATTTGCCTCTTTTGGTAACTCTTATCATCGGGCTTCAATCACTTGCCTAACAGGAGCAGACCCTTACCACGGAGAATTAATTTTTTCTACTGGAAAAGGTGCGATGAGTGCGTTGACGGAAAGGATGCGTATCAGTTCATTGGGTGTAAATATTCCTTCCGTGCGAGGTGTTGTTAAAACTTACAGCACAACTAACAGAATCTCTAATGGCGATTTTAGCAGCACAAGCAATTGGACATTAGGATCAGGTTGGGTGCTAGGGTCAGGTGTTGCAACATTCAATACAACTTCTGGAAGCAACCAACTAACTCAGCAATCTATATTCACTGCTGCTGACAAGGGCAAAACATTCAAACTTACTTTTACTGTAGGGGGTTCGGGGGTTGCTAAAATATGGATTGGCAACATGGCTGGAAGTTCTGGCTATGTTTACTCAGGTTATACCGATCACAACCCCGGAACATATACTGTAGAAATTGTTGTTACCGACACTAGCCTAGCATTTTGGGCAAGTGACAGCGGTAGTAGTTTCAACTTAGACAAAATCTCTTGCTATGAACAGTTGGCAAAGTTGGGTGACGTTAATGAGTTTTCAAACCGAATAGTTCTGCAAGGCACAGATGGTGCTGATGGGGTGGTTATTAAGGGTGGCGAAAATGATAACCTAAGTCCTAGATTATTTTTAGAAACTGGAACCAGCGGCCAAGGCGTTTCCATAATGAACGAGTCTGGTGCTATGCAGTTTAGGACTGCTGCTACCAGTGAACACACTGCTGGCGGTGTATCGGGAAGTGCTTCTGGAACTAAACGAGCGATAATTTCTAGTTCGGCACTCTATCCTAATGACCCCGGTTACGGTTTGGGTCTGAGTAACAAGCGTTGGTTAATTTATGGAACGGCTGGAGATTTTTCTGGGTCGGTAACTGCTGATGGTGGATTTATTACTGAGCGAGCAGACAACAATAATTTTATAACCATGACCGCCACGGGTAATGAAACGTGGACAATTTCTGGACGGTCAGGTTCCGATCCGAATGACTATTTAGACATTGGTACATCTGCTGGCAAACTCAGCATACATGAAAGCGGTAGGTTAGAAGCCTTAAACGACACCGACAGTTACCATGTTTTAGGCCGAGCTAAAGTTGGATACATCGGACATAGTGATTACGCTGGATTTTCTCACATTGATGCTGGTGGAACGGGGAACTACGCATTAATTCAAAGTTCTGCTGGGTCAACTTATTTAAATGCTGCGAATAATCAGAACTTATATTTCCTAAATAACAATTCCGTAAAAATGATCCTAGATACAAGTGGGGATTTTGGAATTAACTGCGTACCCGCTGTACGCCTTGATGTTTTAGAGAATGAAGCTGATTGGGCTGCTCGTATTAAAAATACACACACAAATGGTTACGGTCTAAGCATTGATTGTTCTGCTAATTCGGGAACGACTGTTTATGCACTTGCAACCTACACTGGAGCAGGGACGGGATTCTTCGTGAGGAACAATGGAAATTGCAGCATAGGAAATTCAGCCCCAGCTAAATCATTACATATTTCAGCAGCAGACGGGAATCACCTGATGTTGCATTACAGTGGCTCTGGACACAGTTCGGGGGCGGTGAGGCAATTCTTCCAACGATCAACTGGAACAGAAGCAAGCCCGACAGGAACAAGTGATGGAGACATTATCGGTACAACTTCTTATGTAGCATACGCTCCTTCTGGTTCTAGCTACAGAAATTCAGCGGCTATAACTGTTACTCGTCATGGAGCGGCGAACACTGTTTCTGCTCCCGCTAAAATAGCTTTCGCAACACCGGGAACGGCAGATGATACTTTAGTAGATCGTCTTACAATTCTGCCGGGAGGAAATGTTGAAATACCTACTGGTGACTTAACAACTGGTAGCACCGCAAATAACGCTCCTTTATTTCAGAACATAGTAAAAAGTGGGACAGTCATAGCTCGCCTAACTGCTAACCGTGCAGGCGGTGATGCTGTCGTTGGAACAAATTCTAGCCACAATTTTTTAATCCAACGTGCTGGGACAACTAGAATGACCATATCGTCATCTACGACTTCTATCGCAAGCAATACTGAGGTCTACGGATATTTGTTTGTTGATGGAGCAACCGACTTAACTAAATTACAAATTGATAATTCGTCAGGTCATGTTCGCAATATTGATTTTACTCGCAATGCAACTGGAAACTCAAATGCTACTGCAAGAATCCAAGTGCTTGAGCCGGGAGCAACTCACACTGGATCTATAGGGTTTTGGACATCTAACGCATCTGGTGGGCCTAATCTAGTTGAGGCGATGCGGATTAACGAATCCCAACACGTTTCAGTTAATTCAACAGACCTCTCAGGTTACGGACATTTTGGTGTGGCCCAACCAGCGGGAACCAACACGGATGGTATTGCTGTTGTCAACGGCACTAACTCATTTAGGTTATATGTAGACGATTCTGGGATGCGTAGGCTTAACGCTGGGTCAACTAGCGTAGTAGAGTTTAACTCGTCATCCTTTAATGTCTACAAACCGTTAACAGTTGGAGCAAACGGTAGTGGGCATGATGTAAGGTTTTGGGCAGATAACGGAAAATTCTGGGAGTGGGATGAGAGCATGGAACTCACCCGTGCCAACGATAATGTTAAATCTGTTTGGGGCAGTGGTGACGATCTTCAAATATTCCATGACGGGTCTAACACATATATGCAGCAAGGCACTAATGCTGGTAATTTAAATTTCTCATACAAGGGTGGACAAAAGTTCTCTGCTATTTTTAAAAAGGATGGTACTGGCAATAACGGTGCAGTTGAGCTTTTTTACGATGGGTCAAAGAAGTTTGAGACGACTTCCGCTGGAGCTACAATTACGGGGTCGCTAGGGGTAGGAACTGTATCGCCCACAAGCCTCCTCCATGTAACTGGTGATTTAGGGAACAGTGCTTTTCTTGCATATTTATACAATAGCGGAACTCAGTCGGAGGACAACGGACTTAATGTTCAAATAGCTTCTTCTGGAACGTCTGCGATGGGACTAAGGGTTAACACTGGAGGTGACGCATCTGCATTAATCGTAACGGGTGCTGGTAAAACAGGGTTAGGAAAAAGCCCAAGCCAGATCGCTGAAAAATTCACAGTCGGGAATGGTAATATACAGTTGGACAATGGTTATGGTTTATACTGGAACAACGCTAACACAAGGATCATTGGCACACATGGCGGTGGTTATATTCAAGCTGATGTTTTAGGAACTTCTGGTGTGCTTCGCATGGAGGTTGGTGGGGTTAAAATTGGTAGACCCGGCACTTCGTTTAGCGATCCAATGACTCACACTCTCCGTGGTTATTCGGTTCAATACGACTCAGGAGGATCAGGAGCTAGGTTAAGCAGTCAAGGATTTTTGGTTTGGAATACTGGAGCAAGTTGGACGGGCAATGAAAGAATGTGGGCGTTTACAAATGCTTACAAAATTTCTGCTGGAAAAGGTTACTTCGCACTACTGAGAGGAGATAACAACACACGGGTTCCAACTTTGGGTGATGCTGGTACAGAAGGGACGGGAACAACTGCGGTTCAATACTGGGACAAGGACGGGCATTCCACATTACACGGTAAATTATCTTTTAACAGAAACCCTAGTACGAACCGAGCTACTGTCCTTGATATTTTAGACCCAACAGACGGAGGAATTTCTTGGTCAACATTCTTGAGAGTTGGGCGTAGGGGTGGAGCTACGTCAAACGAGCTTGAATTAAAATCACTTCACGATGGATCAGATGAGGTTGATGGGTTTGCAGTATTTTTACATGACACTGAATGTTTAGCAGTTGATAATAGTAAAAGATTATTTTTAAACGCCCTGCCTCCTGACACTTATGCAGAATCAACTGCTGACGATTTTGTTCTAGGGCATACTGGCGGTCACGCTGGAATGACTATTCGCTCTGGGACTTCTCATACGGGTTCAATTTATTTTGGTGATGGTGTAAATGGTAATCAGAAGTATAGAGGGTACATAGAGTACAACCATGATAATGAACTGCTGACATTTGGTACTAGTGCGATTGGTAGATTAAAAATTAGTTCAGGGGGCGTTGGAATTGGAATCGTACCATCCAATACAGCCCTTGATGTTCAGCAAGGCAGTGGAAATATTTTTAGGTGTAAGGGCGATAGCGGTAACACTCGTTTTGCTGTAGGTGCTAGTGGTGCGTGTACTATTGAGGCTAACACTGGGAATTATCCGCTGCACATTACAAATGCTGACTCAGGAGATTTAGGCTTAAAGGTTGAGGGTAGAACTCATTTAACTAACTTAGGCGTTAATGTTGCCGCAGATGCATCTGATGCTTTCTTAATTAAAAGTACTGGCGATGGAACCAATGTACTGAACATGAAAGATTCCGCTGGCGATGCGATGTTCAATGTTCGTCAGTCTGGTAACGACTGTTTAATCCGTGCTTACAAGGATGGAGGAACACAAAAGGTTCAGATTCATACTGATGGTTCCTCTTGGTTTACTGGAGGTCAGGTAGGAATTGGGACATCTGCACCGTTCACTGAGGGCTTGGAGGTTGCTTTCCCAAGTGCAGATACTTCATTTAATTTAAACGATCAGTCTGACTCTATTTTGGTGCTGCGTAATAGCGACAGTGGATCAATTAACACTGGTCGTTTCTGTGCTATCCAAATGAAAATCAACAGTAGTTCTGCTGCTGCTGAAGGAACTATTCGTACCGAATTTGCGGGGGATGGTGATGCTGATTTAATTTTTTCTACAACCAAAGGTGGAACTGGTTATGACCGCATGACTTTGGATGAGGATGGGCATCTATCCCTTAGTGGAAACCTAACCCTTAACTCTAGAATCACATTCAGTGGAGGCAGTAACCAGTACTTAGAAATTGGCACTGACGCAATTGCACTTAAATCATCTTCTGGGTCTGTCCTTTGGAATAGTGCGTCTAGCGGCAGTGGCAGTGGTACAGTTTCATCAAGCTCAGTTACGACTAGCACAACTAATGGAAACATAGCGGTTTACACAGCAAGCACAACAGTCAAACAAGCACCACGTTTATTTTACAATGGCTCCGACCATTCACTAACTGTTAACAAGACATCCCCCGGTGATGAAAACCTACACGTTGTGGGAGATGCCCAGATCACTACAAGACTCGGAGTTGGTACTAGTCCTAATAGCAGTTACGCCATTTTTGCTAGTGGTAATATGTATATAAACGGTGACGTTGGTGGCATTAGTAAATCATTTAAAATTAATCACCCAACTAAAACTGGTCACAAACTTCGTCACTCAAGTTTGGAAGGGCCAGAGATTGGGGTTTATCAACGTGGGGAAGTTCAAGGTGACACGATTGATCTACCAGATTACTGGGCAGGGTTGGTTAGAGACGGCACGGTTACTGTCCAGCTAACACCTAAAGGATCATTTCAGCAGTTGTATGTGATTAGTGCATCTAACGTAGAGGTGAAGATTGGTGAGGCTAATGGAGCAGACATTGATTGCTACTACACTATTTACGGAGAACGTGCAGATGTTGAACGGTATGACGTTGAGTATGAGGGGCAGATCTAATGGAAAACTCCCACACAATACTTGAGCTACTAATAGTAATAGTCATGTTAGGTATCTTGTATTCTATGTATGTGGGAGCAATTAGTAAGGCTAAGAGATCATCAGACATAGCTGTGTGTCACCATTATCAGCATGAGTTTAAAACGATGTTAGAGTTAGATGATTTTCACAAAACAATAGAAGTGGTAGATCGGTGTTATAACTGCCACGCAACAGAACCATGAAGCGATGGATAATAATTATAGCACTATCCGTTTTTGTAATATGGGTAGGGGCGGGGTGTAGAGAATAGAAGATTTGGAGAATAAATAATCCATGAATACTAATTTAATAGAGCAATTAAGTAATCCAAATATAATTGAAGGAGCAGCTAAGGGTCTTATGACTGAATGGATCTGGGTGTTTGCTGCTGGAGTAGCATTACTGTTATTCAGAGAATTAATTCAAGAGTTTGCCGCAGGGCTTGGGGTTTATTTTTCTAAACAATGGGCGGTGGATGAGATAGTTTTCCTGAATGGAAGACAAGCCCGTATAGCAAGGATAGGAGCTAGGGAGACAGTGTTTTATATGGAAGATAGGCAAACGGCTATGAGAGTTAGAAACACGGTATTATCAACATTAACGTGTGAAAAAGTATTAACCAACCATGCTCCTGAGTATCTTCCGAAAGGGAGCGAGAAGGAGCCTATGAAAGTCGAGTTGGTTGAAAAGCCAACAGGAAGGAAAAGATGATAAAAGAAGAAATAGTTTACAGGGATAATATCTGGGCCAGATATAAAGAGGAGGTTCATAGGTGGGTAATTATTTTTTTACTATCTATTATTTGTATTTTATTCGGCTCTGGTTGCAAAAACATTAAAAGCCTTGAAGCGGATTTTGGTGGATTAGATATAGAGTATTACCCGACACATCCAGCACAAGAGGAAAAAAGTATTTTTGACTGGGGTGTTACGACTAATAAATTTAGGGCAATGCCCGCATTAATGGAAATGAATTATGGCAGACTTAGATGATAATACTAACTTGGGTATAAACCTTAAATGGCTTATACAAATTGTAGTTGTGAGTGCAATGGCGGTTTGGGGTTACTTTGGGCTGACTAGCAGAATCCAACAAATCGAAATTCAAATAATGAGAATGGAGCAGAATGTTGGAGCTAATTCTGAGTTTAGGATAAAGTGGCCAAGAGGAGAGCTTGGCGCTCTTCCTGATGATGCTGAGCAGAATATGAGGTTGCGATATTTAGAGAAAGATATTGACGAGATTGAAAAGCATGTGGACTCTTTGAGGTTGAAATACACGGCAGCTTACGGAACTTCGGAAATTATTGAATAATGGCAGGGGAACTACAAAACATATTCGACGGAATCTACTCAGCAGTAGTACACGCGCAAAAATCAGTTGAAGAGAATCTATCTAACAGTGTTAGAGATGGTTATTTCAACGAAGACGGAACGGCAAAAACTGTGAAGATGACATTAAACGATAAGGAAGTTGAGGTTCCATTGTTTACGTTAGTCCCTCACAACACATTAAAGATAGATACATGCGAGGTAGACCTAGAGGTAAACCTAGATCACGATGGAGAGAAAGCAATTGGCTGTTTAGGTAAATTAAGAAAATCTAAAATGGCTAATGTTAAGATAAAATTTTCCAGCACAAGTCAAGCTGAAGGCATGGCAAGGGTTGGGGATAACTTGGTAAAATTAATACCTACAATATAATATTATGCCCGGAGCAGATGACGCACAATTAAAGGATTTCCAAGGTCTACCGATCTCGGAACTCATAGTAGATCCGCTAGTTTCAGCGGCTAAAGGCCAGAAGAAATTAGCTGGCGTAACTTTGGATTTCGTATCCTCTATCG